AACTAACCATGTCATCATGGCCGTCTACTGGACCTTTGTGTAAAGCAGAAACAGGAGTAGCTTCTTTTGCTCCTGCTAGTTGCATCATACGCATTAGGTCTGATATTTCTTGTGCATTTTGACCATTCATTGAAATGTTCATAGATGCTTCATTTATTTTGTTTTTATTCATGTTATTATCCTTACTTGCGTTAAGTGCTGAATTTGGTTTAGGTTGTACTCCAGTACTTCCTGTTTCTGCTGTTGTAGCTGTTGTTGCTGCTGCTTTGTCAGCTGTGTCAGCAGGTGTAACTTTGTTCTTCTCAAATTTATCATCGAGTGCTTTTTTAATTGCAGCCATTGTATTTGGTCCAGCTTGTCCGTCTACTGTTAATCCGTTTGCTTTTTGAAATGCCTGTACAGCTTTGAATGTACCATTGCCGTACTTACCATCAATACCATTTGGGTCAAACCCTAAACGTGATAGTGCAGTTTGCATATTTCTAATTGTAGGCATTGCTTGTTTGCCACCGTCATTATATGCTTTCATTAAGTTTGGTGTTTTAAGATCTAATTTACGTCCTAGTAATGAACCGTTGCTAGGTGCTACTGGTTCGCGGTTTGGTTCTTGACCACCTCTAGTTCCATCATCTGGGCCTGCTGATTGTTGTGCTGGTGGTGGTGTATCTACTGGTGCTTTTGTTCCACCTGCAGGGCCACCTGCTCCTGTGCCCGGGGCTACTGTTGTATCTGTTGCAGAAAGTTCATCTTGTGGTGCTGGCGGTTTTGGTTTCTCTATTGTTATGTTACTACCCGGATGTACAAAAAATTGTTGACCATCGCTGCCTTGATCAACTTCAGCCTCTATACCATCAATAGTAATTATGTCGCCGGCTGTTAAATTATCTGCTTTTTGTGCATCGTTAATAGAATCAAAAGTTGTATTAGGATTATTGCTAGCTAACGCTGCATTACTAGTATCAAGTTCAGCATCTGTTGGAGCGTTGGTTGTTGGTTTGACTTCTGCACTATCTGTACCTGTACTTGCACTTCCGTCTGGGTTTTGTACTACAGTTTTAGGTTCTGTATATGCACCTGGATTTTCTTCATCCCAAGCTTCTTGATCTGCTTTTAATTCAGCTAAGCCTTTGTCTAAACGTGCCTGCGCACCTACTTGGCCTGCTTCAACTTGTTGCCTTGAATTTATAATATCATAAGGATCGCCTTCTGCATTTTCAGTTGGCCTCTGGTTGTCATTATCTGCTGTTGTATCAGTAGTACTTGTTGTATCAGTACTTGCACTGCCTACTATCTCTGTTGTATCTACTACTGCTGGATCTATATCTAGAGTTTCTGCTTCGGCTTTAGCAGCATCTACAACAGCTTCTGCTTCCGGCATACCAAACCCTAATTTATCCATAAGCCAATCACCAAGGCCTTCTTCAATTTTTTTATTTTCAGTCAGGGAGTCTTGTGCATATAAGTCAGCTACTTTTATGAAATCTTTAATATCTTTCATGCTACTTTGCCTTTAGGCGCCGCCTCTGCTGGATCAACAGTACGTTCTTTACGAGCAACTTCTAGCTCTTTTAATAGACTCATTATACGAGCATCACCGACTTCTTCCTGCGCACTTTCGCCGCCCATGTCTTCTGTGTTAAGCACTGATTCGTATGGCTTGCCATCTTTTTCTGCTTGCTGCATTTCAATAGGATCACCTTCGCCGCGCACAACAAGATTACCATGTGAACAATTACAAGTATTAACTAGATAATGTTCAAGTATATGCGAAGTAACTGGATATTTTAGTTCTACTTCGTAGTGTGTAACTTCTGTATTTTGTAATAGCGGAAAGTCTAATGGTTTTTCTGTTATTGGTGTAGTCTTTCCTGCACTCATACTTATTACTTCGTATTTGGCTAAGCTAGACTTCATTTGCTCTACAAATCCTTCTGGTAATACTCCAGCTACTCGGACTTTAAAAGTGTAAGTCCTTGCAGACTCGGTTAAAAATTCGTTAAATGATTTCATGACATGTGTTCCCTGTTATAGTTATTTATCCATGTTTTTAAGTTTTTCGAGTAAACTATTACGATCTGTTACAACATATCCGTCGCCGTTTACTACATCGCCATCTACGTTCGGATTTGCTTTTTGATCAATTGCTTGTTTTTTAAGTTGCAATTCAATCATTTTTAATTTTTTATCTAACTTTGCAGTTTTAGCATCTAAGCTAGTTTTAAGCATACTGCCTGCTACTTCGAATACTCTACTAGCATAACGTGATTCTACGTTCATACCTAGATCCATTAAGTCGTCATAGCTTTGCAATGCTCTTGCTGCTATGTCGTTAAGTTCGGCATCTGCTTTTTCACCTAATCCTTTTACACTAGGAAGTGCAGCAGTAATCTTGTCAAACTCCGCAATGTCACGCATAGTTTCGTGTTGCTCTAATGCAACACTTTCTGCTTTTGTTTTCTTTTCTTCTACTATTGCATCGTTGACTATATCTTTAGAGTCAGGTAAATTTAAAAGTTCTTCAAGTTTTTTTGTCATGTAGACGGTATCCTTAATATACACACTTATTTAGTGTGTTAGCGGCCACCGCTGTGAAAAATATCTCGTTCAGTTACAATACGAAATTTAATACCGTTTTGTTTACAGTATGCATTAGCAGCTTCAAACTTAGCTTGATTAACTACTGCATGTAATTGATTGTGCTTGCTACGACCGGCTTCTTTTAAAGAAGTCTGATTATACGGTTTTACTTCGATAAGCTCAACAAACTGTTTACCAGTTTTATCTGCATATGCAATAAAGAAGTCTGGTACATATATAGTATGCTTGCCAGTTAATGGATTACGGTACGGAATACGTATTGCTTCACTTGCCCAATTTGTAACGCTTTGATTTTCATCACAGAATTTCATGAATTGAAATTCCCAACCTGAACGATATGTTGGTACTTTGCCGCCTATATATTTTTCTGGATTTTTAGGATTAAATTTGCCCTGCGCATACCTAGACATATTATACCGCTATATTTCGTTTTTCCAAAGTATTGGTTGCTGTTGTATTTTTAAATCCAAGTACACTAGTAGACAGTCTATTATAATTTAATACTTCTGCTACTACTGCACTTAGCTTTACTTCATCAAACCCTTTAAGTGTATCTAATAATGTAAATATTTTGATGCCGTCTATTTTAGCTTGTTGCAAAAGAATAGATCCTGTGCTAATAGCTGCGGCTTCATCAAATCCACGCTTTCTAAAAAAACCTACAACTGCGTCAACATCATTAGATGCAAACTCTAATGTTTGAGTAAAGTACTTGTCAAAGAAAGAAGTTACTCGTTGATCGTTTGACTGTGAAGGTACTGGTAAACTACTATTATTCATTTATAATCCTAATTGAGCATCTATTGCGGCCATTGCTTCCGGGTCGTTTTTAGTTGCTTCATAATTTGCTTTAGCTTCGGCTGCGCTACTACCGCGAAGCAGTTGATGATTTTTAATTGCTTGTCTTTGTCTTGCACTGCCTAATGCTGCCGGGTCAGATTTAAGAGAATTGTTAGAGCTTGTTACAGCTGATACAATTCCTACACCGGCTGCTGCAAGAAGTAAATCTTTGCCACCACCGTTGCCGCTATTCTTAGGGAAAAATGCTTGTGCTACTCCGCTAACATTAGTGCCTGTTGCTTGTCCTAGCGCACCTGTAAGAATATTAAATCCTTCTTGTCGAATTCCTTCTTTAGATAAGTTTCTAACATTGCCGAGTAATTGGGCGCCTTGTAGAATTGTAAGTAATGGATTGTTATATGCTCCGCCACTAGCAATGAATTCGTATAGGTCCAATGCGCCACCTATAGTGCCACCAAGTCCTAACTTTCCACCGCCTTCTAACGATATAGGACTTGGCATATTATCATAATGGTCTTGGCCAAATCCTGCAGGCTCGCCCTGGGCCCCTGCTGTAATACTACCTTGATCATAAAACACTGCTTCGTATGCTATCTCAATAGAGTTAACCATAGTGCCTGCACCGTCGCTATTATCAACATTGTCATGACTCCAACCAGTTAAGATAGGATTAACAAGTGTATACGTTGTATATTCGCCTCTTGTCAATGTGCTTATTTTAATGCTCTTAAAAAACGGAACTCCGGGATTATTTACATCCATACCAAACTTAAAGTTGTTTAAATCGGCGCCTTCGTAAGTACTATGCGGGCTTACAGCATATGCTTTACCGTTATCTTTTTGTTGATTTCCGTCTGCAAAATAATATCTATAATATGCTTGTAATAATGCTGTTGTTATGCCTTCATTATCGTCATGCAAGTCTATACTTACTGGTGTATATGTTATCGACGTTTGTACGTTTTTTACTCTATTATATTTTTTCTTTGTTTCAACGTTAGCTGTAAACTTAGGTAAGTCTGCACGTTTTACAAGCATACCTATTTCGTTTAATGTTGATCCGCTGAATATCTTAGGAGCAATTGCTTGTGCTGGAGGAGTTACTTCAAATTGTACATGATAGAGAAATTTAGTCTTTGGCGCAAGGGCCATGTCTCTATCAGTATATAGTCGTGCAGCATGTTGCCAGTCGGCCATGTTGCCTTTCGGACTTAGTATACCGTTAGCGATTGAATCTAATAAACCATTGAACTTATTTGCCATACAAATATTTATCCTTTATGTTTAAGTGCTAACATAAAGATAAAAGGGAGCCTAGGCCCCCTTTTTAAATAGTTAGACTAAATGATAATGGTGTTATACGCCGCCGCCCGTTACAGAAGTATTAACTGTACGTCCAACTGCTGTACCAATACCAGTACCTTGCGGTGACTGTAGTGCGTTATCATAACGAATGTTAAGTGTAACACTTACTGGATCAGTTGAGTTAGAATATGCTAAACTGTTATAGTTTGCACTCTCTACATAGCAACCGTACAGTTCGAATGTTTCAAGTACGTTTGGTACGTTAGCACCGTTGCCTCCATCTAAGATTTCAATACGTGTAACGAATTTATAATCTTGTCCTGATGCTGCACTTGATTGCTCATAAAAGTCGAACTGCTTTTGTAGCTGTTCGCCTACAAGTTTTTGCACATTGTTGTTTACATCTTCACGCAAGTTAAGCGTGATTGGTTCCCAAGTATGCTTACCAGCTAGGTAAACTCTTGAGTTGTATACGTCAATAGTCATTTGTTCAAAACTTACATTTGGACGAGTTACGTCAATAACTTGTTTTGTAAGTTCTGTAGTCGGTGTTGATACACCAAAGTTTTCCAGTGACACTCTAAAGCGATACTGGAGTTTTGGCATCAAAAGTCCCTGATTGCTAGCGGAATCTCCGCTAGCTAGTGGAACTGTAATTTTTGATAATGTTGAAATAGCCATTTAGTCTGCTCCTGTTCTAATAGTATTTATCGTTTAAAGTCCTGATATTTCGCCAGTGTTTTTCAAGCGTAGTGGAATATAAATAAATTCAACTGCTTTAACTGGTTCAATGGCTATGTCTAAGTATAGTTCATTTCTATCAATTCTACTCGGTGTGTTATTTGTTTCGTCGCAAACAACTAGGTAATCATAAAGACCACGTTGTCCAACTAACTCAAGTAATAAACTTTCTGCTGCTTGCTTAATCTCGTTACGTGTAATAGTATCGTTTGGCTCAAAGATATAAGGCTTAGCTAGCGTGTTTAGTTGACTACGTAAGTAGATAACCAAACGTGCTACGTTAATACGATCCAATGCACTTGCGCCTCTTGCACGAGTTTTTTGTCCGAAGTTAACAAGTCCAGCACCACTAATAAATGTTATTGGGTTAATGTTATTTGCGTATAATGTATCACGCTGTCCTTCGTTAAGTGATACACTTACGAATTCACCTTCACTACTAATGTAACCAGTAGATGTTGCGTTAGTAATTCCGCCACGTCTTGTACCTGCTGGTGCAAACCATGGATAGCTAACTTGGTCACTTAATGCTACTGTACGTAACATCATGTGCGAAGCTGGAACTACAACGTTGTTTCCTGCGTTATCGCTACTAAATCCTGCTGGATAAAACACACCTAAGTATTCATCACGGCTAACAAGACCATCATCATTATCTTCAACTGCAAGGTTTACGTTAGTACCCCATTCGTTAAGTGATGTTGCATCTGGCTTTAAACGCATTGGGCTATCACCTATGATAAATGCTGTTAGGCCTCTATCAAAGTTTAAGCTAATCATTTCACCAATTAGTTCTGGATACCCTGGAGTTGCCATTATATTGAATAGTTTAGATTCATCATCACGTATTTCGTCATTTGAATTAACTACTGCCTGTAATGCTTGTACTACAACTTTACGCTGTGCTTTACGTCCGAAGCTACCTGTACCGTCTGCTTGGTTACCTGAATCAGTAACCCAACGATGTGGATAGTATCCTGATTGTGGTGCAACGCCTGCAACACCCATACGCAAGTTATCTGCTGATGTGTCTACATAGTTGCGCTCAAAACGCTTAACATTGAATCCACTTCTGCGTAAGTTCCATAGCAACATACCTTTTGGATATAGTGCTGGATCTGGTGCGTCTGCATCTAAGAAGTTACTAACACGCAGTTCTGCAATAGTAGCATCTGTTATAGCAAGTGTTGTTCCACCGGATACACTCCAACGTGCGTCAGCAAATAGGATACCGTCTTCAGTTGTTTGGTCGCCTGTGTCTAATGGATTGCCCCATTTTTGTGCTGTTGTTCCTGCAACGTTATTGTTGTAACGATAAATTGTAGGATAGTTTTCTAAGTCTGCGGTTGATACCCAGATGTCACCTGTTACTAGTGCGCTGCCATCTGCTTGCGTAATTGGCATACTTGCTGCAACTAGCGGACCTTCTGAATCAGCATCTGCAAATGCACTTGAGTCATTATATCCAACCCATGTTGTGCCGTTGTGATACATCATGTCAACTTCGTCAACAATGGAGTTATACCATAATTGCTTAGATGTTGCTAATGCATTTGGTGCTGTAGCTTTAGCAGTGTATGTTAGTACACGCCAGTTAGATGCTACAAACTGTTTTGGACTAGTTGCAACTGATGTTCCGTCTTCATATGCAAGATTTGGTGTTGATGCTGCGTTAGTTGAAACAAAAGGAACAAATCCAATTGCATTTAACAATCCATTAGTATCAACAAATTTAATTTCGCCGCCTTGTGAGTGGGAAATTACAACCTTGTTTTGTGCATCAACTGTTGCACTTACGTTTGCAACGCCTGCTGCTGTAATACCAGAAGCAATTGCAATTGCGTCAGCACTTGCACTACCTGTTGTAGTAATACTTACTGCAACTCCAGCACTCATTGCTGCACTGCCCTTGTTACTTGAAGATATTGTAATAGCTTTAGTAGCTGAACCAACTGAAACCGAAGTAACTACTGCACTTTTAATAATTGTTGCACCCATTGCTTGTCTACGGTATATTGTAAATGTTCCTAGCGGTTGTACGTCATTTGCAACATTTGTTTTAGCAAACAATTGTCCAACTGCTAGATTCGCTCCGCCACCTGTAATATCAAGACCATATAACGCCGAAACATTGTTGCTGTACATCAATGTTGATTTTTCGTCCCATAGTAGTGTTTCTGCATTCCATTGTTTGGTTTTTAGATTTGCTCCGCCATTTGGAGCAGTTGTTTTAATCCAAACACTTCCTGTTGGGCGCGAGTATGTGTCAGCAATTTTAAATTCTGGTACACTAGTATGTGCTGAAACTTGCACTGCTGGTGGATAATATGTTCCTGCTGATACTCCTAGTAAACCTAGTTTAGTAGAATCGCCTCCTATTAGAATTGGACCACCTAAACTAGAATCATCAGCGCCTGAACTTGAACCGTTACTGTAAATTTCAAGGTAGCCGTCTACTGCTGCTGCTGTAATACCTACTGCTGCTAAGAATGTAGTGATAGATGCTGCTACGTCAGTAATTGTGTTAGCACCTACTGATATAGCTGTACCATTAACTGTAATGTCAGCTGCTGGACTACTTAATGTAGGATTAGCTAGTGTGGATTTAATAGTTGGCCAACTTGCTGCCCAAGCATCACTACCTACTTCTACCCAAGTACCTAATGCATTTTTGTACCAAGTACGGTTAAGCGTGGTAACCGCAACAACTGCATAATCGCCAATTGC